AGTCGCTGCAGGGCGCAGCACATGGAACAGGGAAGCAACGCCGCATGGATTGCGCTGGGTTTACCCGCGCGGCTTGGCCGTGCACAGACGGCGCGCAATGCGCCCGGAGTTGCGGCATGAACACGATGCTTTCGCTCACCGACGATGAGCTTGACGTGCTCGCCGATTACTGGGCAGGGCAGATAGGCCAGCTTGACGAGCGCGGGTCGGACATGGCTGTGAAGCGCATCGAACAATTGGAGCGCGCGAAGCAGTCCGGCCACGCGTTGCACAACTTCGTGATGCAGGAGGCCGCGTGATGGCTCACTTTTTCGTTGGACAGCGAGTGCGCGTGAAATACGGATGCATGGAAGACCCGCGCTCCTTTGGGGTGATTGGTCAGGAAGCCCGCATTACGGGCGACGGTCTCGATCGCGGCCGAGAGTGCTGGTTTCTTGAGATACGCCTCGATGGGGTTCCGATGTTTTGCGTGAAAGCTGTCGCCGGCGACTTCCTAGAACCCATCCTTCCCGACAACCAAGCCTGCGACGACGACTTCAAGCGCGACCTTGACCGGCTGCTTGAGCGGCAGGGGATCGCGGCATGAACGACCCTGTGCGAGTAGACAAGGCAAGCCTGGACGCGCTCACGGAATCGCTGCGCGCACAGAGCGTGAAGCTGGCGGAAGCGCAGGCCGAGAACGCCGAGCTTCGGGCCGAGAACGCGGAGCTTCGCGCGCTGCTGATCCATCACGGCCTTGAGACGGCGGACGAAGCAACGGAGCCAACAGAAAACGCGCAACAAGCGCTGGAAGGCGGTGAGTGAATTACTACAAACGTCATCTTGGCGATTACGCGCGCAAGGCTGGGCATCTGTCGATGCTTGAGCATGGGGCTTACACGTTGATTCTGGATGCCTATTACGACCGCGAACAGGCCCCAACGAAAGCCGAGGCGATCCGCTGGGCACGCGCCAGAAACCCAGAGGAAACCCAAACGGTTTCCACAATTCTGCAGGAGTTCTTTTTTGAGCGCGACGGAAGGTACTACCAACAGCGTGTCGAGGATGAACTTCAAGAGGCTCGCAGCAAGGCCGAACGCAACCGCATCGTAGGAAAGTTCGGCGGCAGGCCGCCTAGGGCACGAAAAACCCAGACGGTTTCGTTTGGGTTGCCGGATGGTTTCGAGAAACGCGCGAACGACCATAGCGCGGAAAGTTATCCACAACCACGCACTGACCATTGCGATGCGTCCTGCCAGCAAAACGCGTGTCGGGTTGATCAGATAAATGGCGCTGCCATGCGGGCTACGGGCTCAAAAACCCAGATGGTTTCTTCTGGGTTACCAAACGGTTTCCAAACGGAACCCCAATCCACTAATCCACTAATCCAAGACTTAAAAGCAAAAGAAGAAGCAAATACTGGCACCGCTGACGCTGGTGCCGGGCAGGGAGCTACCAAAGCCGAGAACTGCCCGCAAGCCCAGATCATCGCGCTGTATCACGAACTGCTGCCAGAGCTTCCGCCTGCACGGGAATGGCCGGACGCCAACGCGGCACAGCTTCGCGCTCGCTGGCGTTCTACACCGGAACGGCAATCGCTGGACTGGTGGCGGAAATTCTTCGGCTACGTCCATGAATCCGATTTCCTGATGGGCCGGAAAACCGACTTTCAGGCTTCGCTTGGCTGGCTGGTGAAGGCGTCGAACTTCGCCAAGGTGGTCAACGGAAACTACGAAAATAGGGGGAACGCATGAATGCATTCGATGCGGAGGGGGCTGTGATCGGCGGCTGTCTGCTGGTGTCCGATGCCTACTGGAAAATCGCCGACCTGCTGACGCCTGATGATTTCGCGCGGCCCGAATACGGCGCGATATTTGAGTCGATCGGCGACCTGCTGCGTCGCGGTGTCGCGATTGACTCCGTGACGTTTGGCGAGCATTGCCCCAAGCATGCGACCACGGCGCTGGAGTGCGCAGTAGCGACACCGGGGGCCGCGAACATTCGGACGCACGCGGAGATTGTCCAACGCAATGCGGTGACGCGGCGGGTGAGGGCGACTGCACCGCGCATCGCGAAGCTAAGAGGCGATGATGTCCTCGGGGAAGCGCAGCGCATCGTAGCCACATGCGCGCCACGCATGGCGAGCGCGATCCATTCCGCCAAAGACTTCCTGTCGCAGTCCGTGGCGCGAATGGCTGAACGTTGCGAGCTTGACGGCGACCTGACCGGCGTACCGACTTCGATCGCGTGGCTAGACGCGATGTTGTCGGGTTGGCAGCGCGGCGACCTGATCATTCTTGCGGCGCGGCCGAGTGTGGGTAAGACTGCACTCGCGGTGCAAACGGCGCTGCATGCCGCATTGTCCGGTCACCCAACGCTGTTCCTGTCGCTGGAAATGGCCGGCAACCAGCTTACCGATCGCATGCTCGCTCACCTTGCGCGCGTGGACATGCAGCGCATCCGCCAGCCCAAGCAGATCGAAGAGGATCAGTGGACGCGGATCGGCGACGCGGGTGATCGCATCGCCAAAGCGCCACTACTGATCGATGACACCGGCGGAATCACGGTGGACGCGATTTGTGCGCGGGTGCGACAGGCCAATGCTATGAACCGGCTTGACTTGGCGATCATCGACTACTTGACGCAGATCGTGCCGCCGAAAGCGCAGAGCGTCACCGAGGGCGTGCAGATCATCACGCGCACAATCAAGGCGCTGGCGAAGGAAATCCAGGTTCCGATCATCCTGCCGTCGCAATTGAACCGGCAGGGCGACAGCAAGCCGAGCCTGACGGCGCTGCGGGATTCCGGCGCGATCGAGCAGGACGCCGACGTTGTGATCTTCCTGCATCGGCCGAATGACGATCAGCGTCATCTGATCGAGTGCCTGATCGGCAAGCAGCGCAACGGCCCGATCGGTGAAAGCTTCCTTCACTTCGACGGGCATACCCAAACCTTTTCAGCGACCGATGAACGACCCGTCGTGTCGATTCGACGTCGCGGGCTGGAGGCTGCTTGATGGACATTCAGACCTTGGCGACAACGCAAAAGACGCGGCTTGCGAATGAGCGTCAGCGAAACCGGGAACAGTTTCCGTTCGCGGCGGAAATGCTGGACGCGCTGAATGCTGGCGGTCTTGCGGCAAGGATCGTCTACGCCGAAAACGCGCAAGGAGAAACCATCGGCACGCGCGACCCCGGCCCTTGGGCAGACGTGCGGATGGATGGAGTGTGGGCATGAATCGTGGATTCTTCGAGATTGGAATCATTCGCGGAAAGTGTCCGATGAATGTCGGCACGCTTTGGCGTTCCGCGTTCCAAATGGGGGCTTCAGGCATCTTCACTATCGGCAAGCGCTACCCGAATCAGTGCAGCGACACGGTGAAGGCGTACCGGCACATTCCGTGCCGCGAATTTTCGGACATTGACGCGTTTGTTGCAGCGTTGCCCCAATCATGCCCAATCGTGGCGATCGAGATGGACGGCGGGCCGCTTGCGAATTTCGTTCACCCTGAACGTGCTGTGTACTTGCTTGGCGCGGAGGATTCTGGAATCTCGCCAGCAGTGCTTGCGAGGTGCCATCACGTTGTATCACTTCCAGCGGTTCGGACAGCTTCGTACAACGTCGCAGTGGCCGGGTCGATGGTGATGTTTGATCGCCAAATGAAGGCGAAGGCGTGGGCGGCATGAGCGAGATTGCGGTCTATTCCGATACCACGCTTGCGCAAGCCTTGGGAGAGGTGCGCGAAGCATTCCGTGTGCACGGTCGCTGCAAGGTCAAGGTCACGACCGGAAAGCGATCGATCAACCAAAACGACCTATCGCATGTCTGGTACGAACAGCTTGCGTGCGAGTTGCGCGAGGACGACGCGCTCGGGTGGAAGTGCTATTGCAAGTTGCATCACGGCGTGCCGATCCTGCGCGCGGAAGATGCGGAGTTCCGCGAAACCTACGATTCGGCCATCAAGGGGCTGACCTACGAACAAAAGCTGCGCGTGATGCGCATCTTGCCGGTCACGTCGCTGATGACGAAGCCGCAGCTATCGAAATATCTGGAAGAGGTCCAGAAGGATTTCGACAAGCGCAACGTGCGGCTTGAGTTTCCAATGCAGAGGGCCGCGTGATGGCAGACGGCAACAATGCGCTGGCGCTGGAGGGTGCGGTATGAAGCGCCACAGCGCCGAGGAACGCCGCTGGTACGCCGCTGTCGCGAGTCTTGAGACGTGTTCGCTTTGCAGGGCTTACGGCGTCCAGGTTGCGCACCGAAACGAAGGGCGCGGGCTAGGTCAGAAATCGTCATACCACCTGACGGCAGCCATTTGTCCGCCCGAGCATTACGAGATCGACAACGGCAAGACCATGACGCAAGCCGAAAGGCGCGCGGCATGGAACGCTGCCTATGTGGACACAGTAAACCGCTTGATCGCGGTTGGCAGATTGGTGTGGCGCGGAGCGTTGCCGGCCAGCTTTTGCTGGCACGGAAACGATGAGGATGTTGATGAAATCGACCGGCTGATTCGGGCCGGGGAACTGGTACTGAAGTGAACCACAAAGGAGAACCCGACGTGACGCGAGGGGAATATCTGGTACGTGCCCGCGAGCAAGCTAGACGCGGAGAGGCGTTGGCGTGGCCGAAACTGACCGCGCTGGACGTTCATTTGATCCGCCAAGCGGTAGCCGAGCGGAAGCGGCTGAAGCGCGAAGCATCGCAGCTAAGCAATGGCAGTCTCGCGCGCAAGTTTGGCGTGTCGAAGCGCGCCATTGATCGCGTCACGAACAACGAAACATGGGCACACGTCGCATGAACGCGCCCAACCCCGGCAGCGATGAAGCGATTGCTCGCGGTTGCCGTTGTTCTGCCGAGGACAACAAGCGAGGCGAGGGCTATACGGTGCTGCGCGGGGACGATGTGCCTGACGATCTACGCGGAACCGTGTACGTGGTGCACCCGAATTGTCCGCTACACGGTAGCCCGATGGTGCAACGGCTGATGGAGGCGATAGGGGCATGAAGGAACTTACGCTTCCGTGGCCCGCAAGGGAACTAAGCCCAAATGCACGCGTGCACTGGGCCGTAAAGGGCGAGGCCGCAAGGTCTGCGCGCGTGCATGCGAACTGGGTAGCGCGAATGGCTGGATGGCATCGCGCGGAGTTACCGGACGGCAGGTTGCATCTGTGGGTTACGTTCTATCCGCCGACCAAGCGGCTGCCCGATGACGACAACATGCTGTCGCGGTTCAAGCCGTGGCGAGACGGCATCGCGGATGCAATGGGCATTGACGACAAGCGTTTCGTTTCGCACCCATTCGTGAGTGACGAGGTTCGGAAGGGCGGGGCTGTGCGGGTTCGACTGACCGGTGATGCAGAGGGGTGACCCATGAACTACTCGCTATTCGAGCGTTACGTGTTGCGGGTTCAGGACGACTTGGTGCGCGACTTCGGCATCCCGCGTGAAGCGGCTGAGGACATTGCACGGTACATGGATGTCGTCGGGATCACCGCCGAGGCGCGTGAACGCGGAGATGCGCAGTATGAGATGGACTATCGGAGCCATGGCGCGGACGCGATGGCAGAACGGCACGGGATAAGCAGGCAGGCCGCCCGCAAGCGATTCAACCGGATCGTGCGTACCAAAATGGAAAGGGTGGTTTCCGCCTAGGTTTCCGTTCATTCGGCACCATGCGTGCCATGAACAACGAAACCTCCGTTCACGCCGCCCGCGCTGCATGCGAAGGCAAGACCTTCGCCGACGATCCCGAGGCGTTCAAGGAACCGGAGGCCGCGAAGGTTCGCCGGAACCTGGCGATTGACCCGCAGCATTACGAAAAGACTCGCGAGGCGTGGCACGCCAAGCGGCGCGGGAGGGCGCACACATGACTTCGCGCACCGGCATGACGGAATCGCGCTGGGCGTATCTCAAAGCGCTTCGTCCCGGATTCGGCCACTACCTGCACGTCTCTCGCGGCCTGACCCCAGTCAAGGGCGCTGACGGCGTTGTGCGCCTTGCGCCGTGGCCGAAGGGGCAGGGCAAGACCTACAACGTGGGGCGCAACGGGGCCAAGCGTGAGGCGCGCGCGAAGTGGGCGGCACTGCGGTCGCAACTGCGGGGTGCTGACTAATGGCGCAGACACGTTGGGGTTCGTTTGTCGAATCGTGGGCGAACATCGCTGTGGGCTTCACGATCAACTACACGGCCAACCTGATCATTCTGCCGATGTTTGGTTTCAGCACGCTCACGGCTGAAAAGAATTTCGTGATCGGCTTGCTGTACACGGTCATCTCGCTTTGCCGGTCCTTTGTGATCCGGCGCTACTTCAACGGCTTGAGGTTCGGTAACCGATGAGCACGCTACCTGATGATGCGAACGCACGTTGCGAGTATCCAATGGCGGACGGGTTGCTGTACTACTTCCCGTCTGCGCTTGCCGAAGTCGCGCGGGTGAGCAAGATCGGAAACGATCAACACAATCCCGGCGAACCAATGCATTGGGCGCGCGGAAAGTCCACCGACCACGCCAACAAGATCATGCGTCACCTGCTTGATGCCGGCGAGCTAGACAAGGACGGCACGCGACATACGGCAAAGCTGGCATGGCGCGCGCTGGCGCTACTGCAAGAGGAATTGGAAGCGGCCGGCGCGCCGATGGCCCGCAATGCGCGCACCAATAGTGTTCGCGAACTTTTCGCCGCCATAGATGCCATGCGTGCCCGTCAAAGCATCCGCGATGCTGGCGAGTTCACGCAGCCGCCGAATTGCTCACCGGGAGTGAGCGAATCGCGTGTCCACGAATCCACTAAGTCCACAAATGTTGGACATGTGGAGATAGTGGACAGCACGCATCCGATGGCAGCCGAAGGCTTGCGATTGGCCGACGAGCAACCTTGCAATCAGCCTCGCCGTGGCGAATCGGCATGGTCCGTAACGTGGCCGGGCGAAGAACAGTACACGCCTTGTGTTGCTTACCAAGCGCTGGTGGGGAACTGACATGGGCCCTCCGCGTAAACCAAACGCGTTGCGCAGGAACGGGGCGTCAATCGACCGCGTTGTAAACACACTCGGTTACATCAAAGGGAATGTGCGTGTCATTTCGCGGAGAGCAAACCGCATGAAGGGCGATTCCACCATTGATGACTTGATGAGGATGATTGCGTACATGAGGGGCGAGATATGACCTTCACGAAGTCATCCCGCCCGCGTAGGCATTTGGTTTTGCCTGACACCCAGGTCAAGCCAGGCGTGCCAACCGTGCATTTCGATTGGATTGGCCGCGCCATTCGCGAGTATCGCCCGGACGTTGTTGTGCACCTTGGCGACCATTGGGACTTCGAGTCGCTTTCGGGTTACGCCAGCCCGAAGGAAATGGAAGGCCAGCGGTATGAGGATGACGTAAGGGCCGGCAACGATGCGTTGTACCGGCTGGGTGCTGCAATGGGTAAGTACAAGGGCCGCAAGGTGCTACTGCGCGGCAATCACGAGGATCGGCTGACGCTGGCCATCTCGGCAAACCCGAAGTGGGCGGGCGCGATTGGGTTCCATCAATTCGTAGATAGGCGGTTGGGCTGGGAAGTGGTGGACTACTTCCAAGGCTCGCCGCAACCCATCGTGATCGATGGCGTGACCTACGCGCACTATTTCGCGAATCCAAACACGGGCAAACCCATCGGCGGCACGATCACGAACCGGCTCGCCAAGATCGGCACGACGTTCGTGCAAGGGCACGTGCAGGGCTTGCTACAAGGCAACGTACAGTTTGCCACGGGCATCACACGCCATGGAATCGTGGCTGGCAGTGCATACCTGCACGATGAGACTTACAAGGGCGTCGCGAACGCACACTGGCGCGGGATCGTGGTGTTGAACGAAGTCCGCGACGGCGACTTTTGCGAGATGCCGCTTTCCCTCGACTACCTATGCCGCAAGTACACCGGCAAGCCGCTTGGTGTGTACCTGCGCAAGAACTACAAGAGCGCACGCGAGCGGTTCACGTTGGCAAAGGAGGCGGCGTGAACGTAGGCGCCACCGATGCGTCTGGCGACTGGCAGGTACGCGGTATCGTTGCGCGTGGCTATGACTTGATGTTTGCACCAGACGAGCTTAGCGATACTGCGATCAGCGCTGCATCGT